GCAACAAATATAAATATTTCAATTGACATTGAAGGAGGAAATTGATATGGCAAGAATTAAAGGCAAATCAATTATTTTCGAAGTTGACTCAACTGAGTACGCAGGAACAGTAAGTAATGTTACTTTCTCTTCTGCAGTAGGAACTCTTGGTTTTGGAGACTATGTAGATAGTTTAGATTTCACATGTGCAGTCACTGGTTTCCAGGATGTACAAGCAGCATCACTTTGGACTGAGTTGTTTACCAACCCAGGCGCAACAGTAGATATTACATACGCACCACACGGAAACGCAGTTGCAACTTCAACACAGCCACACTTTACAGCGACTGGCTATGCTGAAACTGTACCTGATCTAGGTGGAGCAGCAGGCGAATTTTTCGTCTACGATATTAACTTTATTCTTACTGGCAAGCCAGTACGAGTAACAGCATAATTAAATAGGTAGTCATGGCAGAGGCAATAAGTTTCTCTATAGATGGAATCAAAGAAGTTCAATCTTCACTTGATAAAATTGAAAAGGGAATAAGAGAAAACTTGGAACTTAACAAAGAACTTAGTAAAACTCTTGCACAGAAAGCCTCTGCTATGGCACCAGTATTGACAGGTGCTTTGGCATCATCAATTGTAGGAAATCCGTCTTTGCAAAAGGCACAAATTGTTGCAGGCAGTGCAGCAGTTCCTTATGCAGGGGTTCAAGAATATGGGTGGCCTCAAAAAAATATTAAGGCACAACCATATTTAAGACCAGCAGTAAATAACAATATGGGATATATAGTACAAAAGTATGAAGAAAGTATTAAAAATATTGTTAAACAGTACAACTTAGACTAACAGGAGGCAGCAAATGGAACAAGACTTAATGTCAATTCTCAAGTGGAAAGAACTTGCAGAAATTGAAGAATATTTAGATACACCAATGGATGAGTGGACTGAAAGTAAGTCCAAGGCAAAATTAGCATTTGCAATGCAATATATGATGGCAAAGAGAAATAACCCATCGTTTACAATAGAACAAGCAGAAGCAATGACTATTTCGGAATTATCTGAAGTTTCAGGAATGAATCTTTCGGACCCAAAAGAAGTGACTTCAGCCTAAAAGCAATGGCGCAATTCTGTGTAGAAACAGGATATACGCCAGATCAGTTTTGGGAATTAAAATTCTCAGAATACAATGCAATGGTTGAAGTCTTAAACAGGAGGAAGTAAATGGCACAACAGATAACAATTGATATTGTTGCAGAGACCAAAAAACTTACTTCTGGTGTAAATGAAGTCAACTCACAACTTGGCACAATTGATGGAAAACTTAAAGGTGTGGCTGCTGCAGCAACTGCTGCTGCATCTGCATTTGTTTTAAAGCAAGGCGTATCATTTCTTAAAGATGGAATAAAAGAAGCACAAGATGCTGAATTAGCAATGAAAGGTGCCACATCCGCTTTTGGAGAAGGCTCTGCTGCATTAAAGAAAATTACAGAAGATGCAGACAAATTTGGTAAATCTCTTGGTATGGATAATGATGATATTATCAAACTTGCAACACAACTTGGTACATATCTTCCTGAATCAGCAAGAGGTTTGTCTGCTGAATTAATTAATGTTGGTGCAGATGTTGCTGCTCTTACAGGCGTTGATGTTGAAGCATGGACAAAGAAACTTGCCAAGGGTATGGCTGATGGTGAACTTAAAGCATCTGATCTTGAAAAAATGTTCCCTAAATTATCTTCAGCAACCTACGCACAAGCAGAGGCAGCATTTAAAGCAGGAAAATCACAAGAAGCATTAAGCCTTCTTATTAAAAATGCAAGTTCGGTATATGGGGATGCTGCAGAAAATCAAGTAACTGCAACACAAAAATTTGATGTAGCACTTGCAAACTTAAAAGAAACTATTGGAACAAAAATTCTTCCAATGGTAAATAAATTTGTTGATGCTTTAACAACATTGCTTGATTGGTTTAGCAAACAACCATCAGCACTTCAAAATATTGAACTAGGATTATTAGCAATTGTTGGCATTGGTGTACCATTCCTTGGATTCCTTGCTTCAGCAAAAACATCTTTAGCAGCACTTGGATTAGTTACTGGCGAATATACAATTGCTCAAAGACTTGCAAACTTTACATTAATGGGTTTTCCTGGTTTATGGGTAATTGCAGCAATTGTTGCAGTCATTGCAATCATTGTTGTTCTTGTTAAAAATTGGGATTCTATAACTGAGGTTGTTGGAAAAGTTTGGGAAGCAATTAAGAATTTTGCAGTTAATGCATGGAATGCAATAAAAGAATTTGGAAGCAATATTGCTGGATTTGTTTCTGGGATTATAAGTAAATTTAATGCAATCCCTGGAGCAATGCTTGCTATTGGAAAAAATATTGCATCTGGTCTTTGGGATGGAATAGCATCAATGGCTGGATGGCTTAAAACAAAGATTGGAGATTTCTTTGGAAATCTTCTTCCAGGATGGGCAAAGAAAATTTTGGGAATTGCTTCACCATCAAAAGTATTTGCTGGCTTTGGTGAACAAATAGTTGCTGGTCTTGCACAAGGTATTGATCAAGCACAAAATCTTGCTAAACAGGCAACATTTGATTTAGGCAATACAGCAATATCTGGATTCCGTCCACAACTTGCTGGTGTGTCAAACTCACAAGCACCAATAAATATTACAATTAATGCTGGCTTGGGAACTGACCCATACATTCTTGGAAGAGAAGTAAACAACGCATTGTTAAGATATGGAAAAGTTAGTAGCAGGGTTAAATAATGCTATCAAGAGATGTTATCAAACTTTATATAAAAGATAGTGCTAATCAATGGATTGATTATACAGATGGATTAATTAACATTGAAACATCCACTGGACTTGATTTATATATAGGTGCACAACAATTACCAGATACTGGACAAATTTTAATAACAAGCAGAAATATAAACCTTGATCCAAATATTAATCAAAACATTAAATTTAATTCTGATATAAAAGTAGAATTTGAAAAATATGGATATAACGCAACAATTTTTAGAGGAGTTGTGTCTGATATAAATATTGAATATAGACCACTTGGACAAGATCCAATTATTAGCATTAATGGAATAGATGTTATTGGTCAATTTCAAAGATATATATTAACATTTGATGATGAAATATTTTGTCAAGAAAGCCCTTATGCAACAGCAGAAGGCATTGATATTATTGGATTGTACGAACTTGCAAATTTAAGAATTGGGCCACAGTTTCCAGTATATTTAACTTGGGCAATTGAAGATAGCACAGTTCCAATTTACCCACTTGCAAGAACATTTCCAAAAGCGGGAGACAACTTTTTAGACCTATTAACAACATATTGTCAATCTAATATGTTACAAACTAGAATGATTGAAGGAAATAGATTACTTGTTGAACCATATTTTAAACATAATCCAGAAATTCTACTTGGCGATTATTCAACTCCAGTAGGATACACATCATATGTTGATTGGTTAACTCAAAATGGCGATTTTATAAAATTTAATTCTGATGGAAGTGAAACATCATATAAAGGAATAAGTATAAGTAATGGATTTGACAGAAGTTTAAACCAAGTCATCTTTAATAATACAGAAAGAACATTAACTGGCTCTACAATTAATGATTCTACAACAACAGTAGGACCATTTAACTCAACAATCTCATATAATCAATGGGCTACATCAAATTTAACACTAAACACATGTTTTGATACTACTTTAAATATTGATGATACATACGAAACTTTAAGTTATGACATTATTGAAAGTGTATCTACAGCAGGCATAGAGGTATCTTCAATAACATTTGATGCATTTAACTTTCTTGAACAAAATCCATCTAGCAATCCTTTTCGTATTGGAACAGGTGTTCACATTACACATGAGGTATCTCCAACAATTATAATTGATAGACTTTATGAGGTTTGTGGAATACAAGTATCAATAGATACAAATAAATGTTATGTTACATATGTTTTAAAAGTTGATAAAGCATATTTATTACAAGATAACTTAGCAAACATGCCAAGCATTAGCATGAATTTGTTAACTGGAAATACAAATACAAATTTTATTGGAACAATTAATAATGTTAACATAGGTAATATTGAGTACATTGGTTGGAATTTAGCATATCAACCAATTGGTCCATGGGGTGGCGGAGGTAGAGATTTAGACCATATCGTTGGAAATTCACACCCAACATGGAATTATGATTTTGGTGGACCTGCAGGAGATGATTATGGGCCTGGAACTAAGATCATTAGATTATGGTTAATAAATAATAAAAAATGGACATGGATGTCATTTGTTTATCCTGGACTTACTGTTACTGCTGCTGTTCCACATGCTGACTTTACATATAGTGTTAATTATGGAACAGTAACATTTACAGATCGTAGTTATGATGCTGATACATGGATTTGGGATTTTGGTGACGGAACAACTTCAAATTTACAAAATCCAGTACATACATATACTACAACTGGCACTAAAACTGTTCATTTGACTGTAGATAATGGAGTTGCACAAAATACCTATACAGCATATATCCCAATAACAGTTATTCCAATCCCAGTAAAATGGACAATGATAGAATTCAATGCCGTACAAACAAGGCCAAACAGTTCAACTGCTTGGGATAAAAATCTACCATTATCAATAGCAGCACTTATTCCACTTGGTGGATCATATTTTAATACAACAAATACTGAAAAATCTTCACCAAAAAATACTACTGGACAAACAAATGCATATAATGGAAATGTCTATGCAAGTTATCCAAATTGGACTGGCTTGGCCCCAGTAGGTTCTGGTGCTTCAGATTTTACCTGGTATCAGTTAATTACTGATGGCGGTTATGGTACTGCAACATGGATGGAAATTGTTCCAGTTTCATCAAATGGTGGAAACACTAGAACTGTTAATGTAAAGGTTTATTTTAAAAATGAGTTCGCATATCAAGGTGGATATGGAGTTACTGGATTTAATGGTTTATTTGTAACTGATAGAGCAGGTGTTGGATCTGCATTAACATATTATGAAGCAGCAAAAACATATGAAAAGATTAAGATATATATTAGTCCAAATACAACAACAAGTTTTACTACTATAAAAAATGATACATCTTCATGGGTTGAAGTAGGATATATACAGGTTGCAAATTTAACACCAACAGAAGTAAGCAATGGATATTTTTACAGATCCATGACACCAATAAGAACAATGCCACCACAACTATAAATTTCTAGACTGCCTCTAGGAAAAGCAAAGCCCTTCCATTACTGTCTGCTAACATAAGGAAGGGTTTTGTTAATACCAGTGTTTTGTTTTTTGATGTACTAAAGCCTTACAGATACTGCCATCGTATCTACTTTTGATATATCTATCAAATCTAATTACCTGATTTTTCATTGATAGTTGCCCTTTAACATTCATTAACTGGAATAATCCATAGGCACCAGACTCTGTGTTTCTTGAATGTAAATGAAAGTTTGATTCCGCCTTAACCAAATTCATGGCACAGTTAACTTCCTGTTGCGAATAACCTTGTCCAGATAATAACAAAGTTAATGCAACAATAATTTCAATCACTCTTCTGGAGTGTCAACCACCTCAGACGGTAGTTCCGCCAAAACCTCAACGGGTTCTTTCGTCTTTACTTCTTTTACTTTAGGACGCTTAGCATCATAATCCCAATCTTTAGCAGGGATTAACTTACCTTGATAATATACATTTTTAGCCATTTTTACTCCTTTTGGGCTAAGAGCAAATAGATAGAATCTACTCTTTCTTCAACCCTAGATAGTCGTTCTGTATTAATGTCTACCTTATCCTTTATTGATCCTCCACCATTTGGTCTGAGTTCATTAAGAAACTTTTGAATGATCCATTTGTTAAAGCCAAGAATGGCTGCTAAAACGGATACAATTCCCCCAAAAAAGGCAGTCACCAGTTCTGGGGTAATAGTCATAATACATCTATCATACAATAGGAGTAGTTTGTATCCTTGGAGGACTAATGGAAACTTTGAATGTACGACCACCATCAATGCAATGGAATGTATATCGTGATGATACTACTGTATTAACCCTTGTTTTGCTAGATACTAGTGGCCAAGCCCTTGATTTAACCAACTGGGAGTTTACAGGAAAAGTTAGACAATTTCCAAAAAGTGTTGATGTATTAGACGACCTTGCAATTGTAAAAAATGAAAATATTTTGACAATTGGACTTGATACTAACCCTTTAGATACAGTCTCATATTTTGATATTCAAGGAATTAATCAAGATACAGAGAAGATATCAACCATTTTATCAGGACAAATCTATGTTGAAGAGGATGTAACACGATGACTTTAGAAATTCTTTCACCAAGTGAAATTAAAATTTATGCAGCAGGACTAGAAATTGCAACTGGTCCACAAGGCCCAAAGGGTGATACTGGAGACACAGGTCCTCAAGGATCAACTGGAGCACAGGGTATCCAAGGAATAAAAGGTGACACAGGTAATACGGGTGCACAAGGACCAACAGGTGCACAAGGAACTCAAGGTATTAAGGGTGACACTGGTAATACAGGATCTCAAGGACCAAAAGGAGATACTGGTAACCAAGGTATTCAAGGCGCAAAAGGCGATAAAGGAAATACTGGAGATCAAGGTATTCAAGGAGTTCAAGGAATTGAAGGTCCTCAAGGAATTCAAGGCGATAAAGGTGATACAGGTAATACTGGTAATGCTGGCGCTGATGGAGATAGATATCACACAACATCTACAACATCATTTACATTAGGTACATCAGGTTCACAAACAATTACAACTGTTGATTTAAATTTAGATTATTCAATTGGTCAAACAGTTATTGTTGCTTATGATATTGACCATCATCAGCATGGAACAGTTTCTTCATATAATCCTGCAACAGGTGCATTAACATTTGTTAAAGACAATAAAACAGGAACAGGAACATTTGCATCATGGACAGTTAACTTAGATGGTGCAGTTGGTATTCAAGGTGAACAAGGTATTCAAGGAATTCAAGGCGTTAAGGGAGACCAAGGCGACCAAGGTATTCAAGGAATTCAGGGTGATCAAGGAATTCAGGGTGAAAAAGGTGACAAGGGCGATACTGGTGACCAAGGAATTCAGGGTATTCAGGGAATTCAAGGAATAAAAGGTGATACTGGAAATACAGGAGCAACTGGTGCTCAAGGCTCAACTGGTGCAACTGGTGCACAAGGTATTCAAGGAGTTAAAGGTGATACAGGCGCAACTGGAGCAAAGGGCGATACAGGTAACACAGGTGCTCAAGGAAATCAAAATGTTTATGTACAAAGTACTGCACCTACAAGCCCATCAGTTAATTATCTCTGGATAGTAGTATAAATATGGCGTACTCAGACCTTCTTGATAGATGTGACTGGTACCAAAGTTTTAATAACACTGCAACACCGTCAACATCACTTTCATATGTAACCAGAACAACGGCTAATGCTGATGGAAGCACTAGATATGCAAGAACATATTCAACAGATGTTCCATTTGAATCTGGATATTCTATGACCATTCCAACGGGTGGATCTGAGTCTGAAGATATTACAAGTCTTACAAATGCATATGCTAAACCATCTAGTGATACATATATAAACGGTTCAACAATTGAATTTTGGCTTAAAATCCCTGCAACTGGTCATGGTGATGAAACTCTTTTAACTTGGCCAGATTTTGTATCAGCAAATTATTCAAAGAATTTAATACTAAAAGCAAATAATACATTAAGAATTAATGGTAATTTTATTGATGGCGCAGACACTCAATTTAATGCATTTACAACTCCAGTATTAACAACAGATGTTTGGCATCACATTGCTTTAGTTACAAAATATGATTGGTCATATGTTACTTCAACTGACCAATACAGATCTTTAGGATCATTTATATATGTTGATGGAATCATTACAGCATCATACAATTCTGCTTTACAAGCACCAACATCAGTAATTGGTGACTATTTTGGTGGAGGACAAGCAAAATCTTATCCAAGAGGTGGAGCATTTGGTGCAGGGTATGGAACAGCAGGACTTGGAGCATTTAGTAACTCTTTAACATTATCAGGAGTTAAAATAGCACATCTTGCATATTGGGCTTATAGTGCACAAACACAAAAGCAAATTGCTCGTAGATATATGTATGGCAAAACAAAATATTCACAAACAGCACTTGCAACTGCAAATTCTCCATTTTGTTACAATACATTAAATGCATATAATTCTGGCACAAATAGATTTACAGATTATATTGGTACTAATGATATTTTTACTGGAGTTTATAACACTGGAGCAGCAGCATCAATAGATACAGCAAACATGTCTGGACTTAATAAAAGATGTATTTCAACAACTGGTAAATCATATACATATGATGGTTCTGGAAGTTTAACTTTTGGAGCACCAGGATCAGATTTAACAGCAATAAAAACAGTATTAGATTCATATAACTTTACTATAGAAGAATGGGTAAAATATGATTTAACAAAATATGATAATTTTAGATATCAGTTAAATAGTACTAAGCCAATATTTACAATTTTTGGAAGTGCTGGAACATCAGTTCTTGCATGGAGATTAACTGCTGATGGCTATATGGAATCAACATTTAGAGTTTCAAACTCAAGCACAAATAATTTTACTGGAACAGTTGATGTTGGTACAAATCTTCCATATATGCAATCAAAATTAACTGATGGAGATTGGCATCATTTTGCACTTACATCAAGTTATGTTGGAACTGCATTGACATTTAATCTTTATCTAGATGGAATACTTATGGCTACTGGTGGTGTAACTACTTCAGCCCCAGCAAATACTGGTTCAAATAATTTAACCCCAGATGGAATTGCTATTGTTTCTTATGCATCTTCAGCAGCACAATTTGTTGGGACAAAAACAGATTGTATTGGCTTATATCCAACAACATTAACACAAAGCCAGATTGCTGATAGATATCGTGCTTATGTAGCAACTGGGGCAATTATTACAAGAGCCTATGATGGCACCAATTGGAACCTTACAACCCAGCAAAAAGTCTACAATGGAACTGACTGGGTACAATGGCAAGAACAGTCACTTAAGAAGTGGGATGGCGCTGCCTGGGTGACCATTTAAAGCCTTCCAAGGCACTTTTTAGCCAGTTTCTGGCGGTTCTGGTCTTCCTATATCCAAAAGCCTTTTATTCTTATAATAGCCAAGGTATATTGGTTCTCAGAAAACTCTCAGAAAGAATTCATCTAATGTTCATTTAAGAAAAGGTTCTTTTAAGTATCAGCCAGGGGTAATTCTGATATACTTAGATATATATATAAAAGAATATATCGTAACTTATTATCTAGAAGATATCTTATATATAGTATATAGTAAGGTTGACATCTTATTATAACTGTGATACAATTAATACATGGAAACTAAAACATGTAGCAGATGTCAAGAAACCAAGACACTTGACAAATTTTATAAAGACTATACAAAAACACAAAAAGATGGCATTGACTACTACTGCAAATACTGTAGGACTGGTTCAGCCATTAAATCTCATAGATACGGCAATAAAAAGCCTTGCTCTGTGTCTGACTGTACAGATAGACATTATGCTAAAGATATGTGCAGAAAGCATTATACAAGAATGCAAAGACATGGCACAATATATTCATTAAATGACATTGTTGAAAATGGCAAGGTTTATAAGTATGCCAAGCAAGAAATAACATATAAGCGTCAATATATCCTTATGTATCAATACAAGATGACCAAAGAGCGTTATGATGAACTCAAGGCTCTGGGTTGCCAAATTTGTGGGGAATATCAAGAAAGAAACCTTCATGTAGATCATGACCATAGTTGCTGTAATGGCATTGTTACCTGTGGCAATTGTGTTAGAGGGCTTCTATGCAATAGATGTAATCAAACTGTTGGTAAATATGAAACAGGGCTAATGAGAGACGATAATCCGCTTAAGGATAAGATTAAGGAGTATCTCAATGGTTAAGAGAGGCAGACCTCCAAAGATAGAAAACAATGGCATCAATAAGGTTATCTATCACCCATTATCTGATAAGAAGGCTAATGACTTTGCGGTCAAAAGGAAGGAAGAGAAACTTTTGGCGGTATACCAAGATATATACAGATTAGCCTATGATGGAGAACTATCATGGTCATACAAGGAAAGACTCAAGGTATGGTTTAAAGAAAAAGGTTTTCTGTTATAATTAGGTGTGACTAGACTACCTAAGTACGGATATCCGTCTACCCCTTTCTACTACTTAGGTCGTTATAGAACTACTCAACGCCCAAGGCCTTGTGTTAGATGTGGGCATAACGCTTACTACTATCATGAGGACTGGGATTGGGTGTGTGCATCGCATCTGTTAGACCTAGTCAATATAGGTGGCAATGCGTTTGACTGGGAGGACTATCCAGAGGTATGGGCAAGGACAGAGAGATTACTCCAGAGGGAAGCACCATCGTCTTCTGGTGTGAAGAGCACGGTATCTCCATATGGGAACAATGCTGTGGAGGAAGATATGTCATGGGATGGTACCAGTCTGAAAGCCCTGATGGAGGACTTGGAACATGAGTAGTCCATATGCTACGGCTGAGTATAAGCGCAATAGATTAGCAGTACTAGAGGCAGCCAATTACCAATGTCATTACTGTAATGCTGAGGCTACTACGGCTGATCATATAACCCCTGTGAGTTTCGGCGGGACCAATGAAGTATCCAATTTATTAGCATGCTGTGTATCATGTAACAGTAGTAGAAAGAATAAGATACTGAAGCGTATGCCCTATTGGAATAAAAGGTTTCAATGAGGATTTACGCATGGTTTGATGGTTTGAGTATAGATAAATCTACAGCCTTCTTAACCCTTCCCCAAATAGTAAACCTTCAAACCTTCATATGCGGGATATGCATCATATTCGTGCAATAGGGTTTGTACCAAACCAGTATGCACCATATAAAGGTTTGGATGATATGGGGGAT